CATGAAGCCATTTTTAATAATTGGCTTGATGAATCACACTATACTTTATCTCGTAAATTACAATTAATTAAAGTTTTCTGCTCCATTAATCATATTAATTACATGCTTCCTCATAATGCTTATTTGATTCGTAGCTTCATCAAGCGAGAATTTTATATAGAACATAAAAACCTTCGGTTCATTAATTCACGATCTGATTTATTCAAAGTCCGATTGGGACCTTTTATACGTCTTATTGAGAAACAATTCTTTTCCTTACCTAATTTTATCAAGTATCAAGAAATCACTAATTCACCATTGTTAATTTCACGCTTGGCTAAGTTCAAGTATCATTTACAAACTGATTACACTTCTTTTGAATCAGGTTTTTCCCCCACATATGTTGATGTGGTTGAGTGTGCACTTTTTCGTTACATGTTTCAAAATAATCCTGATATTTTACATGATGTTCTGCGCTGTTATTACACTAAACAAGGCAATTTAATCACTCCTCGAATTGAACGAATGCGAGATGCCCGCATGCATTATCGTTGCAAAGTTATGGGCACACGAATGTCAGGCGAGATGTGGACTTCTCTTGGCAACTCTTTCTCTAATCTAATTAATATGTTATACATTTGTTCTGTCAAGAATATACAAGTTGACGGAATAGTTGAAGGAGATGATGGAATCTTTGGACTTGATTCCGATGACATCAAACCCATTGATTTTGAGTGTCTTGGATTTAAAATTAAAATTAAATATCTTAAAAATCTTGATGAAGCGTGTTTTGTCGGTATCCATTATAATTCATTTGATCTCAAACCGTTAGTCGGAATTCATGGAGTAGTACGTATTGGGTGGAATCTCCATCCCCAATATTTTCACAGTAAACCAGAAAAGCAAGCAGAACTATTATTAGCACGTGCTATGTCACTTTATTGTTTAGGCAAATATACCCCCATTGCAGGTGTTCTTTCTTCATATCTTATTCGTGAATTAAAACGAAAATATCCAAAAGTTACACCATCTGATTACATGACTCATAATTGGTGGTTTTCTAAAGTGTATCAACATGATCTTGACCAGATTGTCACCTTTGAACCACTTCAAATAACTGATAACGCCCGACTCTATTACTTTAATGTATATGGCATTACCCCAACTCAACAATTATCCATTGAAAAGCTTATCATTGATTCAGATGATATTGAACATTTAGTTATACCCTTTTTTTTAACGAAAGGATGTAACTTATCTAATGTCAATTAATGG